TCCTTTCAACTCAATAGTTGATCCATTTATCAGTTCTAACCTTAAATCCGTTTCATTCTTGCTTTGAATCCATACCTTCGGTGTTAATCTCTTTAATTCTTTCCATGCAATATCCTTTGCCATCCTATAAGTAGGAGCACAATAGAAATATACCTCACCAGGTCTATTGATAGCTCCTCTGAGCAGTTCAATACAGGATAAATATGATTTCCCAAACCTTCTTCCTGCAACCAACACCCGAAATCTTTTATCACTATTGAATACCTCCCCTTGAGCATATCTCAAACTTATTTCTTGCTGTTTTGTAGCTGTCATACACTAAAAAATAACAGAAAATTCAACTATTACCCCCTATTTATAGCCTACTTCATCATTTTTAGGTTATTATTCGATTATTAACCCTGATTTTGTAAGTCCGTGGCTTCCTCAATTTTTGATCCAGAAATTATTGCAAAAAGAAAAGCTAATATGGTACCTCGTGGTACTGCTCAACAAGTTCAACAACGTGCTCAACGTCTATATTCCCGTCAACTAGAAGGTAAAACTACACGTTCTCTAGTCCTAGAACATGCTAAAACTGAAGGTATTTCTGAAGTAACCGCATGGACTGATTGGAAAAAAGTTAAAGAATGGAATAAAGAAGATTGGGAAAAAGATAGAGAAAATTTACTCCCACGACTTCAAGCAATGCGTATCCGCCTATTCAATAAAGCAGTTAAAAAAGGTCAGTTCCAAACTGCTGCTCAAATCTTAGACTCTTTAGGTAAAGTAATAGGCGAATCTGTAGAAACTGTCAATATTCAAGCTCCAGAACTTTCCATCCGAGTAGAACCAAAAAATTAACTGATATATATTTAAGTTCCCCGTGTAATATATCGGTGCAAAAAATTTTGCAACTCCTCCCCCAGGTGTCACAAAATAATCTAGTCTCTATAGCTCACATACGTACGTATAAGCTACCTTATCTAAGTTTGGATAGAAATATATATCTTGAGGTTTTAAACCTCTTAGGTAGCCTTGTAGCCTTAACTGATTAACTTGATAATCTTCTATTTCAAAAACATCATCAAGTTCAGTATCTAGAGTCTCAATACTCATTGATCTACAATCATCGCTGAAGTCTTTATTGATAAACATATTACGCTACCTCGTCACGAATAGGTCTTAATGTAGTAGCATCTACACATCTAACATTGTAAGCATAGCCACCGTATTCATTATCTAACTTAGTAGCTTTATTTCTAGCTCTTTTAATAGTTGAATAATATCCAACTGTATATTGAGGATTCTTACAAATGTATCCATTGTAATAAACTTCGTATTTAACATTTGTTGGAGTAGTCATAGTTTGGAAGGTTTAATAACTTAATTTAACAATAACATAAATAATACTACTTTGCACCATATTAATATTATGTTAACAAATCAACATATTTAATATTAATCTAATATCTAGCTAGACAATAGACATACAATATGCTTATAATAAGATATCCTTTATTATTAACTAAAATCTATTATCTAATCATCACTAATATATTTTTCTATATTCTTGATATTAAGATTTTATATTTTACAAATCAATAAAGGATATATATAAAAAAATTATTTCTTTAAACCTTCCATGAAAAAGAAAACAAAAACTAGTGACATGGGGACATGGTCACGAAAAATGTTTGGATACACCAAAGATGGATATTTACACTTTGGTGGTAAGAAAACAAAGTTATCAAATAATGATGACTACATAGAAGACGAGGACTAAAAAATGATTAAAAATTATTTCTTACTTAGTTCCTTATTTGCCATCGGTATTCTATCCGCTATGGACTCAGGGCTGAATAAAAGTACACTAAATCAATGTACTAACAACAATTCAAATATGGCTTGTGAGTATCTATTAACTAATGGTAGTAGCTATCAAAAAAGAATAGCAAAGCAAACTTTATCAATTCGAGGTTTATAATATGAATAGCGATAAATTATTAACCAGTAAAGAATACAACACAGTCGCAGTAAAATTATTAACTGATTTTACATATGATATATATAAAGAAGAATACGACCAACTTCTTAATAAATTATTTACTATAACTTTAAAAGATGTTGACACAGTAGCAGTAGGAGATATTAAACAAGAGAAAAAATTAAGACAAGAGTTAATTAATAAACCTGTAACAAGTAAACCAACAATAACTAACTCTTAATAGGGTTAGTTTTTTTTATTCACTTTATTAATTTAAAAACTATGAAAACAATTAAAGACTTAAAAAACTATGTCAAGTATCACACTAGAATAGTTCTTAAAGACTTAGTAGATATTAAATGGGCTAGTGGTACAGAATTAATGCTAATTAATGATATGAAAATTAAAAAAAATAAACTAAGTAAAAAAATTTATAAAGAGTATAGGACTTTATTAAATAATGATAGTTTACCTTTAATTAGTGGTAATTATGGAGCTACTGGACGTTTAAAGATAAGCGAAAATAAAATAAATTATGTTAGTGGTCAAGATGCAAGATTAGAACTGCATTATTGTTTAGAGGATTACTTAAGAAAACATACTATAAATTTATTAGAAAAAGACTTTTTTAAAGTTAGTAAATAATAGTTTCTTAAAGCTATCTAATTAATTTTAGATAGTTTTAAAAAACTATTTTATATAAATAGTTTTATTTTTAAACCTTCCAAACATAGGAGAATTTTATTATGCCTGATATTGTATTTTTAAATGCAAGCACTGGAAAATCTAAAAAATTAGATTTAAAAACAGTAACTAAAAAAGACGCATTTAAGGCGTTTAAAGAAGTTATGACTAAAAAAGAAACTAAAAAAGGAGATAAATAAGATGCATACTTTAACAGTTAAAGGCGTTTATTCTGATTTTAAGAATAAAAAAGAAATACTAGAATATTATAATTCTAATAAAGACTTTTATAACCTTAATCCTTTTGTTAGTGGTGCATACGTTAACAAAGAAGGTGCTATTAAGCATAAGGTAAGTTTTTTAAATGTTAGATATAAAAACTTACAAAAGATAGCAGTTATAAACGTTAGTAAAGGGAACTTTCAATAATGCTTGAATATAATCCTATTCCTACAAATAAAAGTCAACATAAAGAAGGTGTACAAACTACCTTCATTAAAAGAGTAAGAAATAAGAAATATAAAAACGTATTTAATGAAATTAAAAAACTTAAAAAATAGATACTTACTAAAAAGGATATTTAAATATATCCTTTTTTGAAAGTCTCTAAACTTTCAATTTAAAATTTTTTCTAACCTTCCAAACAATGAAAAATTATTTAAAGATATCAAAAGGTAATAAAAAATTACCTAAAACTACAGGCATTATAAGTTTGCCAGCTGGTTTAACATGCCCAGGTGCTAATAGTTGTAAAGCTTTTGTGACTATTAAAGGCGAAAAAAGGATTTTAAATAGAGGCGATGAGAGTTTATTTACTTGCTTTGCTGCTAGTGAAGAATTAAGGTATCCTAACGTGTATAACTCAAGACGTTATAATTACAATCTTATAAATAAATTTGTAGTAAAAAGGGACGTTGACGGATTATCTAACCTTATTAACGATAGTTTATTAGCTAATAAAAAGAATATAGATAAATTTAGGATACATGAGAGTGGAGATTTTTATAATCCTTTATATTTAGAGGCGTGGTTAAATGTAGCTAAGTTTAATAAAGATATAAAATTTTATTGTTATAGCAAAAGTTTAAAATACTTTTTAAAAGTTTTATTACCTAATAATTTTTATTTAACTGCTAGTTATGGCGGTAAATATGATTATTTGATAGATGAGGGATATTTTACAAGATATAGTAAGGTAGTTTTTTCAATTGATGAGGCTAAAAGATTAGGTTTAGAAATAGATACTGACGATAGTTTATGTTTTGGTGATAAACCTTTTGCACTTTTATTGCATGGGTTACAAGAAAAAAATACGGCAAGTGCTGAAGCTTTAAAACTCATAAAAAGAAATAAAAAACAATTATTAGAGGTTTGATATATGACTAAACAAATTGAATATAGGGAAGATTGTTTTGAAACAATTAGGGAATGTATTAAAGGCAAAATGTCTTTAAAGGCAACTATCGATGAATGCGAAAAAACTTATCCTGATGTACATCCTCAAACATTTAGAAAATGGTATAAAAAAGTTAAAAAAGAGGATGAGATAGAAGAATGGGAGAATGCAAACTTTATGGATTTGCAAAATAGGAAACAAGAAAAGATCGCTTTTAAAGAGCGATTATTCCAAGATGCAAAAAAAGATTATGAAAAGCATTATGACGAACAAAAAGACATAAAAGTAATTATGGGCTTAAGAAGTGAATGCTTATCACATTTAAAAAACATTATTTAAAACAATTATGGCTAAATTAGCTAGCTAAAAAAATTATGACTTCCGATCCAATTAAAAACAGTGTTGATGAGCAATTCATTAACGATATTAAAGAGAATTGTATGTCTCCTTTGATATGGGAAACAACAGCCCATATTATTCAAAAATACATTAAAGACTTAGTTCAACATGAGGTTGATGTAATTACTGATTCAGATTGGTTTGATGAAAAAATTAAAAAAGCTATAGAGGAATCAAATGTCTAAAAAACACAAATATTATCGAGTTACTGCTAACTCAATGACTAGTTATGAGTATTACATTAAAGTGCCTGATACAATTACACCTGATGATATATGGCAACAACGTGGTGGACTTGTATTAGATGGTGGTAATTTTACTGCTATGGATGATGGATGGGGTGGATCTGGAGATTGGGAATATGATGAGTGTTTAGAAGTAGATGAAGAAGAAGCTAAAAGAGAAGGCTTTGATGAGTGGGAAGAGGAGGATTTTAAAAAATTATGAACTTAAACGATTATGACAAGTTTGTTAGACGTTTTGTAAAAGACTATGTAAACAATTTAACTATAGATCAAATGAAGTGTCACCTTACAGAACAGTTTCATATTGACATTGAAAATATACGTCAAGATACTGGGATTGATGATGCATTATTAGAAATGCAAAACTGGGATAGTGACCTGTACGAAACAATTAAGGAGAATGATTAATGATTGATAACCCATTAGAAAACCAAACTTTAGAGACTTATGATGGTCTTTATATCAATGAAAAGTTTGAAGAGCATTGTACTGATGCAGCTAAACAATTAGCTAAAGATAATAATCTAAATCCAGATTATTATGAACCTTTTATAGAGTTCTATATTGAAGAATGTAGAGAATCAGATAGAGGTTATTTTTTCGGTAGTCAAAAATATATTAT